AGACTAGATCCGCCTGGGAGGGGATGCTGTTCTTCTTCGGATCGGCGGGCTCGTACTCCCGGATCAGGACCTTCCTTCGATTCCCCTTCTTGCCGTACTTCATCAGATCCCGATACTTGATTTCCAGGGACCTCTTCAAGGTTCCCTGTCCGCTTCCGTAGTCCAGGACCGTCTGAATCCCGGAGCGGTAGCAAAAGTGATTTGAGTTCCCCGACATGACAAGGCTGGCGACGACAGGAGCCCACTTCTTCCCGGAACCTCCATGGCCGTTCCGGAACATCTCCTCGTTCTGCTTCCTGTGCTCTTCGCTGATCAGGTTCATGTCAATCCTTCGGCGTCGGAGGGTTCTCGATCTTGTCCTTCTCCGGGGGGACGGGCTCCAATGCCCTCCGCTTCTTCCTGCCCGCAAAGAACTGGTAGTAGTGCCCCATGTCAAGAGCCTGGTATCCGAACCTCGTGTGCAGGTCCCAGGCCATCACCGTGGCCGTCGGCCCCAGGGCCAGGTAGACCACGGTGTTCTCCTTCGGATGCCTCTTGATCTTCTCGATGGTCGTGTCGTAATCCTTGAAGCCGTTCTTAGCGGTCCCCATCTCCACGACCACCTCGGAGGCGTTGTCGAAGATCTCGTTGGTCTCGGGGTTCGGGATTCTCTTGTTGCTTGTCTCTCCCTGCACGTAGATGACCCTCTTCCCGGACCAGGCACTCTTGAGGAGCTGGTGGAAGCTTTCGCATTTCGTATCCCTGGCTAGATCCGCCCGGGTGATGCACATGGACCAGTACTGCTTCCCCGGCCGTAGATGCTTCGTGATTATATCCTTTTCGATGTACTTGTCCCAGAAAGCCTTCTGGTGCTCTGTGTACGGCCAGTCATAGCGGTCCCAGATCCGGGGGATGCAGACCAGCAGCCTCGGGTCCTCCGTCTGAAGGATGACCCTCAGCAGCTTCGAGAGGGTGGGGTCCTTTTCCTGGAAGTAGATGGCCCCGTGCCCGCAAAGACGGAACTCCCCATCCCCGTACCTGGAGATGGATGCCTCCCTCTCCACGATCGTCCGGACCGTATAGAACTCGTCCTCAACCCAGGGGATTGTAGATCCACTCATCTTTCATCTCTCCCTTCCTGACCATCCACATTACGCTCTTGGATTTGTTCTCCGCCCAGCTGAACACGTAGGGGAAGTGACCGTAAACGGCCATCCTCACTCCCTTCCACCCGAGGTCGTCCCCGGCCATGATCCCGCCATCCTTCACCTTTGGCCAGAAGGCCTCGATGTCTTTGGTGGCTCCTTCGAGACTGTGGTCACCGTCAACGAGGACGAAGTCCAGAGAACCATCCTCGAATCGGTCGGCCTGCTCCGAGGAGTTCCCCCTGATAGGGACCACGTAGTCGCGGACCGGCTGAATGTTATGCAAGAAGATGTCATAGAGCTTGTCCTCCTTGATGATGTCCAGGTCCTCGTGCTCCTTGGATCCCTTCCAGGTGTCGATCGTCCAGAACTTGATGTCCTTCTTGCTGTTGGCGATGGAAGCCGCCATGAAGAAGGTGCTCTTGCCCTGCCATGCCCCGATCTCCACGAACCGGGCACCAGGCTCGGCCTTCCGGATCATGTTCGTGTAGAGGTTCCTATAGTGGAACCATCCCTTGATGTCCTTGCTCTCCGGCTGGATCACAACTCGTCCTCCAGTTTGACTTTCGGGAAGAGCTTCATTGCCCCTCCCTTTGCGGTGTCTAGGATCTCCACGTCCATGGCCGCCGCGTCCTTTGCGATGCACTCCATTGCCCGAAGGAAGTGCCGATACATCTGGGGCTTGTTCTTCTGCCATCCCAGGTCGGTTCCCTCGAACGCTTCCTCGTACCAGCTTCGTCTCCCCCCGGTGGCCTGCATGTCGTATCCGACAAGTAGTATTCTTTTGGCTCCCATGTGGGCCACTAGATCAATAGCAGCGCCACCGGAGGAGGAGTTGAAGCAAATTCTGTCCGGCTCCTTGCAGAGCCCCTTCTTCTTGATGCACTTCACGAGGTTGATCCCCTTGACCCCGACCATGGACCGATCGCACGGCCACTTCTGGTTCGTAGTCCAGATAGGTCCCTCGAAATTGTCGACATGATCCTTACACCTGTGCCGGCCGGGAAGCCCCCAGTAGTGGCGGGCATCCCCGAAGAAATGGATGTCTGTGGCACGGGGTCCCAAAAGGACCGCCCTGTTAACCCCGACAATAGTCTTGGGAGTGTGCTCGAACAGACCTTCCTTGATCTCTCTCCAAGGAGTAGAGGGTCCACCCCCTACCAGGATGACGGTATCATCCACGAACAGCTGCGGAAATTCTTTGACGTGGTCCCTGGTCGCAATCTCTTCCAGCTCGTCCAGTTCCCGAAGATGATAAACCACATCCGTGTCCCTGCCCCCTGCCCCGAGGACTACTACCCTCCCAGGACACCCCGATAGAGCCCTCTGAACGGCCCTAGAAAGGGTTTTCTCCCTGTACCCTATAAAATCCCCCTTGTGGACGGGATCGTCCGCTATGGAGCAGATAAGGCCGACCCCGATAACGGGCTCCCCGTAGAGGTGCCGCCAGAAGGAGTTCGGCATGGAACGGAGAGCGGGATTGTCCGCTATCACGTAAACCGTCAGGCCTTTCCACTCGTCAGGATGCCAGCTCACGGAACTCCTTCCCTGCCATGCCCAGGGCCTCGGCAATCGTCGTTTTCGGAAAGCACTCCAGGGCGCTGTCCGGGTTCGCGTTCCAGACCTCCAGGTCCGGGACTCTCTTCTTCCTGTCCTCTTCGATCTTCTCGAACTGAGGATGGAACTTGCTCAAAGCGTGTTTCGTGAAATCGTTATTCCAGTTGAGGACCGGATGCGTCAAGTTCTTGTGCCAGTTGAACCCGTACTTCCCCCCGGGCTTCAGGTCGAAGCCGAGGAGCACAATCCTGGAGGCCCCGAACTTCCAGGCCAGGTCGATGGCGCTTGCCCCGGTGTTCCCGTTCCAGCAGATCACGTCATCCTTCTCCATGAAGGCCGCGTCGTAGGACTGGCAGACCTCGTCGACGAACGGCTTGTTCAAAAGCTCCGTCCTGCAGGTCATCCTCATGCCCTTGAAATTCTGGAAAGCATCCCCCTGGGAGTGGACCTCCCACCAGCGCCGGTCCCCGAAGTAGCAAACGTCCACCCAGTCCCCGAGGGTATAGGCGTCATTGCAACCGATGACCGGCAGATTGTGGAAGGGTCCCCAGTCCATATCAATCAGACTGGGACCCCCGCCAACAATGAAGACGGTCCTGTCAGGCCACATCTTTGGGATATGGTAGAGAGGACGAGGCATCTTTTATTCCTCCTCGTCTTCGTCGCCTTCTGGACTGTGAGCCCGATCGACTATCGCAGGAGGAGGCCCCCCGGTCTCTTCCCAGTACTTGGCGTCCTCCAAGGAGAGGTACTCCTCGTTGACTGGCTGGCCAGAGTTGTTGTCGATCACGTCGTAGCGTCCGTTACCCCTGTCCACGACCCGCCGTTCCTTCTTCGCGCCCTTCTTGACCTCGTGGGTCCGGAGAGCTTCGATGGAATCAACCTGGTCATCCCGCAACCGCCTGAACTTGTTGACGAACTTCTTCTCCAAGTCCTGGGCGGACCATACGATGTCCCCGGTCGTGTAGAGCTTGTGCGCTATTTTCTTTGACCCTTCCCTGGTAATCGGCTCGTAGTGCCGGCCGGAAAGCAGTTGGTAGGGCTTTGTCAGAGGATGCCGCTTGGGCTTCTCTGTCGTTTCGTTCTTTTTCGTCCTCGCCATTTTCACTTTCTCCTTTTGGCAAGGGCATGGGCGGGGGGATGGTTACCCCCGCCCTACTGCCCGTTCGCTATCACTAGCTCCAGTGGGAAATACCACTGGTGTCATCCTGATCGGCCCGCGGCTGCGGAACCAGGATCTGCATGACCTTGAAATGGAAGAGCATGTCGCCATGCGTCTGCCATTCAACAGTCGTCAGGGGGAGTCCTTCGACCATGCGGATGGTCTCGGGCTGGAGTTCGCAGAGAACGACATTGTCGTCCGTCAGCTTGTCCGCGACGATGATGTCGCTGATACTCCCGATCTCGCTGAGGCGGGTCCGGATCGACTTGTCCGAATTGGCCTTGAACTCATCGTCCAGGGCCGTTTCGAAGTTGCCGGGGACAAACAGAACGAAAGGACCGTAGTGCTTGTCGTCCAGGCTGGCCTGCTTCATGGCGAGCACATCCGCGAGGACTGTGCTACCGGAAGCCGCCGAGTCGTCCCAGTTCGCCGTGAGCGAACCTGTGTTCCGGGTGCTGACCGTGGTCAGACCGTAAATGCCGCCACTGGCGTAGAGCAGATCGCTCTGGCCCGTGAAGAGCATCTCTTCGGTCTTCTCGGCCACCTTCCGTGCCGCCATCTCGGCCATCGTGGTGTCCAGGGATTCCCCTGTGGTCCGCGAGGCGTTGAGGGTACGGATGGACAGCTGGAAGTTGCTGTGCGTGATCGGCAGGGGCAGGTAGTTCATGTCGAACTCAACCCGGTCACTGCGTCCACGCGTCACACCGTCCATGCTGACCTGTGCCGCTTCCATGTCAGAAGCGTCCTCATACTCCAGGACTGTTTTCCCGAGCCCGTTGGTTCGGTAGGTCAGACCCTTCGACATGAGGTACTTCACACCAACGAGGCGTTCCGTCGCGATCTTGAGGACCGCGGTGTCGTACTGCTTCCACTCATCCTTGCGGAGGGTGGCGTTGGTACGAAGAGCCTTGTTGATATTCATGCCAGAAGCCATAAGCTTCTGCGCCATGCTCCCGCCCTTGGAGACGAGTGCCTTGAACATTTCTGTATTAGCTTTGTCCATGGTGTTCTCCTTGGGTTAGAGGATCTCAATGCGGCAGCGAGCTACCGCTGAGGTCGTTGTCACAGCTTCCAGAGCCACCCCGACGATGGACTCTGCATATTCAACCACTCCGGCCGAGGACGCGGTGTCCTCCTGGAGCGTGCCGTCACCTGCCGAGACCAGGAGGTCGCCGATGGCGATGCTCTGGCTTGCGGCAAGCATGGCATAGACCTCGTTCCCGCGCTGGAAGACCTTGTAGAGTACCCGGGTGTTGTCCGTGTACGCTGTGCCGATCTCCACGCCTTGGAGGTCATCTTCGATGGCGAACATCCGCTGGGCATTGCCGTTCGCCGTTCCGTGCACCTGAACATCGCCCGCTGTGGACGAGTGCTGGAGCAGGTATCCCGGGTAGATCCCGGAACCGTCGGCGAGGGCTTCCTTTTGAATGGAGCCATCGTCTATGATGCTGATAGTTTTGTAGGCCACAATTGGTCTCCTTTACATTCAGCTTTTCTGAGCGAAAGCTTCCGACAGCGGAGTGGGGTTCGGGACCTCTTCGTCCTCGTTGACGATAGGCTCCCCCGCGTTCCGTCCACTGTAGTCCACCAGCTCTTCGGCCTTTTCCTTACCTTCGGCAAGGACGGCCAGCTTTTCCAGCTCGTCAAGGGTCTTGGCTTTCAACTCGTCCGCGGAGAAGGGACACTTCTCGTTGGCGACCAGGGCCTCAACCACACGTGCTTTCACAGCCTGCTCCCGGCGAAGAGCCCGTGAGATGGTCTCACGTACCTCGGCCGGTGCCGCGTTGAGATAGCTTTCCAGAGTCTGAGGCTTTTCTTCCTTGTTCTCTGCCGGCTTCTCTTCTGCGGGCTTTTCCGTTTCCTCGGGCTTGGCTTCCTGTTCGGCAGCCTTCTCCGCGGTCGCGGGCTTCTCCAGTTCCGTGTTCTCCTTCGGAGCTTCGGGAGCCTGGGTCAGCTTTTCGAACCGCTCGTCGTCCTTGATACCCATCAAGTACTCGCGGTCCTCGTCGGTCCAAGCTGTCTGCTCATTGGCAATCAGCTCATCGACTTTCTTTTTCCGGTCCATGTCGTCCTCCTTTTGGTTGGGCTTCGGACCTGTTTTCTCAATGGAACTGGAGGAGTCGGAGTCGGCGGAGAGGGCTTTGCCTTCCTTGTCCTCTGTTCCTTTGCTTTCGTTGTTAGATTGTCCTGTCATCTTCGCCCCGCACTTGGGGCATGAAATATTCACACAAGGAGTTCCTCTCTCATGGGCCTTGATCGCCCCGCACTCTGGGCAGACGCAGGTATCGGTCCCACCATCTCCCTGGCGATCTCCCCCTTGACCCTGGCCCTGACCTCGCTCGTTCACCCTGGGCATACCTCCGCCGTCTTCCCAGCTGCAGGCCCCCTTGGAATCCGGGAGCAGGGCCAGGTGATCCGGCCGGTAGTGAATAGCCATGCACTCGTACTCCTCGTTGTCCCAGAGACCTTCCTCCCCATCGTCCTCGGTGAAGAGGCCGGTGGAGACTTCGATCGGCTCGTTCTTCTTGAGCAGCATGAGCAGGAGGTCTCCCTTGTCCACGACGTCCAGCTTGTCCTGGTAGATCCAGACTTCCCCGTGGAGCTTCGGATCGTCCCAGTAAACATTGAGCACCTTCCCGACGGTCTGGTTCTCCAGGATCTCCTTGGAGTTGGCTGTTACCGGCTCCCCCTTCTCGTTCTTCGGGTGGTCGATGACAGCAGGGATCCCGTTCCAGGCCTGGGGGAAGGTCGCCAGTTGCTCGGCGGGGTAGAAGACCCCGTTGTGGACTCCCTCGCAGATCAGGATCGTGGGGATGACCCAGCAGTCCTTGCCGTCAAGGGTGTCCTCCCGGATCAGCTGACTCATGAGGTGGCGGAGGGATTGGTTGTAGACCTTCCTCTTTTCCGCGTTCCAGCGAAGCTCCTGGGTTTTCTTCTTCTGCTCGTTCCCCTTCGGCTTTCCGACGGAGGCGTTGGCCTGCTTGATAGCGGAGGCTTCGCAATCGCTCCCACCTTCCTCCAGGCACTTGGCCAGGGTAGCGTTGGCAACAGAGACCCACTGCCTCTTCTGCTTGTCGCTCAGGCCTTTCTTGAATCCGTCCACGTCTTTGATGGTCCAGGGCATGGTACTATCCTTTCGCCTTTATCTTCTTCCCGACCGGAAAATGGCCAGGACTCTTCTTCCCTGTGATCTTCTCGTAATAACCTCTCCGAACTACTCGTCCCTTCTTGTCCTTGTACTGAGATCCAACCTGCTCCAAAATGTCGTCCGCCGTCCTGCTCTGTGCCTTGTCCCCTGGCTGGAACGGAAGCGCACAGCAACGGCACTGGGGGTGGAGGGGGATCAGGCCGTCCATCACCTCCAGGGTGAAGACATGGCCGTCTAGGTCCAGGCAGTCGAGGCAGACCCTGTCGTCGCCGGCAGTGGCCCACTCCGCCTTGATCTTCACTCCCTCGAGCTTCGCCTCCCTGTACGTGTTGATCGTGGCCACGTGGTGAGCCCTGATCGTCTCCGTCCTTGCAAGGATCCTGGCCCGGGTCACGCCGATCTTCTCCACGACGTCCCCCATCTCCCGGACCATCCGCCTGGGTCCCCACCCGGAAGCGAGGCCCTCCGCAAGGGTCCTGGAAATCTTCTGATCCAGGGCGTCGGTGATTCCCCGCAGCTCCGAGAATACCCTGGTATAAATCAATCCTATCTTGTCGGCATGGACGGGACCGAGGAAAGCGTAGTTGACATACTGCTCCGGGGTCATTGTGGCCATGTTAGGGGGGAGGGCTCCGATCTTCCCGGTCTCCTGGTGCGCCCTCCTGAGTCCCTGGCGATAGGCTGAATCCACGTGGACGTTTGCCCACTGGGCGTTGCCTACGACCTTCCTTCCCTCGCCCTCGAGGATCTCCGCGTCAAGCTCCGTCCTGAGCCACTCCATGAAAGCCTCCGCCTTCTGAGGGTCCGTCTTGAACTGGAACGCCTTCTCCGGGAGGGGCTCCTGGATCTTCAGGGGCTTCCTCTCCTCCAGGGCCAGGGCATCGTTGTCGAGGATGGAGACCCGGATGTTCTTCTTGACCTTCCTGAACCTCTTCTGGGCGTCACGAACAAAGGCGGCACGGATCCCGGTGGTCCTGGTGGGGTCGTAATTGTCCGACCTCCTGGCGTGGACCTTCAGGCTCGGTGCCGTATGCTCGTGCTTATGTGCCAGGCTGTTCATCTTGTCTTCCACTCTCCATCAAACACGGCCCACACGGTGACAGGCTCCGGCATTCTCTTCCCCGTATCGCAGTCGTAGTATCCTGTCTTGTTCTCATAGTTGATCCAGATACCAGCATGCAAAGTCTTGCAGCCGTCGAAGGGGCGATAGACGATCACTCCGCTTTCCAGCCCTGAGTTCTCTGCTTCTCTGACAAGCGCATTTGCTTTCCGGACGCACGTTGACGAGGCGCATCCCGACAACAATAAGATCAGCGTCAGTGTAAGGAGATGTTTCATCATGGGTCATAGGATTATGAGGTACTTTATCATTAGTAAGCCCAGATTCGATTTGTCGGGTGCGTATTGCCCATGATGTCTTGAAGTTCATTGGTCGTTAATGCTGTAGGATACATTGCTACTCGATCAATCCCTCCATCATACAACAGACCCCCATTGGGATCTCCACCAACCCCAACCAAAGAAGCCGCCTGTGGGTGATGGTATGTGTTGAAGGTCCCGTTGTTCACATTGCCATCATCTACCTCGATACAGTTGGTGTAGAGATTTATTGAAGAAGCAAGATTCCCTCCAGCATACGTCCCTGCAATAAATACCCACACTCCGGCAGGCGGCTCTATTCCACCCGCTGCTCTACCTATATATGGTGTGCTGCCACCATTTTCATAGACTAACATCCTGAACTCGCCGCTGGCGGCACTACTGAAATAAAAGAATATATCTCGACTAGATGCCGCTGCGTTAGCCTTGCTGATAACGGATTCGCTCACAGCCTGATCGTCCCGCTTCACCCAGCAGCATACAGTAAATCCATTGCTCATGGCGTCATACGCTGCATTTGCGCCAGCCACAACGTAGTCATCCGAATCATCAAACTCAACATAGTAGTTTGTCCCACCCCCTAGAGTCTGCGTAGCTCCATCCGCCATAGATGGGTTGTTCGTTATCGTCGCTCCGTCTACAGACTCAGGAAACCCTACTGTGTTCGTAGAATCGAACCCCCACACACGGATAGGATTATAGGGATCGCCAGACGAAGCAACAGCCCCCGCACCGTTGGCAGACACCCCGCCAGTGACACCGTTGAACGTCCACGTATCGTCTACAGAGACTCCGTTCATCTGATCGAAGGCCGCATAGGCCAAGAGCGGAAACAACGCTAAGAGTACGAGGTACTTCTTCATGCCCCTCCCCCACCCTCACTGAGGTCGGCTGTAAACGATGCTGGCGTTACGTTGGTCACGGTCACTTCGATGTTCCCTCCGTACTCCGTCCAGTTATCGCTTGTCACTGAACAACTCGTCTCGCCGGATACGCTATCCAGTTGTAGCTGCGGAAGCTCTTGGCAGAGAAAAGTGTACTCAACGGCACTATCAACTGCCTGCGTTGCGAACACCGTACCTGCACCGCCGTTGTAGCCGATCAGCTTGCTATTGATGTAGATGCCTTCGTCGTATTCTGCGGCAACCTTTGCGGTCAGGACTACAGACGTAGGCCCACCAGACACCACAGCCCCAGCACCGTTAATACTCACCCCGCCAGAGACACCGTTGAACGTCCACGTATCGTCTACAGAGACCCCGTTCATCTCGTCGAAAGCGGCGTAGACGAACAGGGGCACAGCCAGCAATAGTAACCAGAGCCATCTATTCATTAGGGAGTCACCAACCATGTCGTACTAACATCGACCATCATTTCATCGTCGCTTATCGCCCAGCCCATGATCTGAACAGCGTCACCGGAATCGCTGGGAGCAGTCTGGGTCAGCGCACCGTCACTCTCGCCAAGGTAGATCGTTCCACCTACCGTGCCCCACGCCCAGCCATCGTTCCTGACAACGCCCTTGGTGATTACGATCAGTTCGTTTCCGTCCGTTCCAGCGGCCACGGCGATACCTCTTGCCGGAAACTCTCCTGATCCGGTGCTGGCATCAGCCTGATGGAACTCGCTGTCAGCGGAGTTGAAGAAGACCGCATCCCACTGCGTGATGTTCTCGCCAGCGTTCAGGCCACCTATGGTGATCCCGTTAAAGGAATCGTCTGCCATGCCGTCAGCCGTAGCGTCCACTTGGATACCGGAATCGTCGGAGAGCTTAGTCACACCCGCCTGAGTGCTTTCAGCCTGAGTAGCTTGATTATTCAGAACAGAACCAGTAGCCTGCCCCTCATCGTTCAGCGCAACTAGAATCCCATCACAATCAGCGTCAGTCTGCCAAATGGCAGTGTCGAACACGCCAACGAAGGAGTTCCCCTGACCCGTTCCACCCGTGCAATTATCCCACCAGATACCTTGCTCGGCTTTGCCCGTCTCGCTCTCGGAATAGTTGTCGTTGACCACGGTTCCCACACCGTTCAGGATTTTGATGTTAGCGTATCCGTTGCCTGTATCAATCACGGTGTTGCCAGACACGTTCTTGCAGGCTGTAGCCAGAATACCCTCTCGTCCACTATCCACAACGTAGTTGTCATGGATAGTACTGTCGGTGGATACCCAGATAGACTCCTGTCCACACCCAGAGAAGTAGTTACCCTCAACCAATGTCTTGGTTCCGTTGTATACACCTTGGTCGGCAGCCGTGATGACAATGTTGTCTTTGAAGGTGTTGACCGCTGCCGCCGATCCAAACACACATGTATCGTCGCCAATATCCAGAAACAGATTGTTGTGGATCATCCAGTAATTGATAGTGGCATTCGCACTTATCGCATCAGCGTCAGGATTGTCGAAGATGCAGTTTGAAATCCTCCACCTATGCGAGGCCGCACTAATCTCCAACACAGAATCATCGGAATCCTCAAAGAGACAGTCCCGAAGCGTTACATCCGTTGCGGCCACGCCATTATCAGTCACCATGTCAGCCGTATCTACCCCGCCTGCCGCACCAAGGAAATGTACGCCCTCGATGGTTAGCCAATTCTTACCGCTGGAATCCCACATATCCGTGTTCTGGCCTGCGCTGGCATCCCACTTTGCCTCGTACCCAGAGATCGTAACCCTGTCGTACTTGTTGGTCAAACCCGTGTCCGTGAAGACATACGTGCCGGGAACGCAGATCACCTTGCCGTTGTCACCAACAGAGTTCAGGGCAGTCTGGATGGCCGCAGCCGTGAAGGTCGTAACCTCGATCTCTTTGTTCAGCACGTTCCGGCCAGTGTCGTAGGACGTTCCTTGGGTTGGTTGGTTGTTGACGATCTTGGCTACGGCTTCGCCCTCAAGGTTGTTGCCTTGGACGATGTTGCCGTCACAGTCGGAGTCGATCTGGATGCCGCAGGTGTCGTGACCGGATGAATTATTACCCGATATCACGCAGTTGTCAGCGTTGTCAAGATGAACTAACCCCTCTGCCTCACCACCAGCGGCAAAAGACGTATTCCCAATAATGGCAATGTTGTTACCCGTGGCCACGGTGATGTCATAGAACCCACTCGTACCGACCTTGAACGTGTTGCCTTGGATTACAATTTGATTCCCAGACGCATAGACCCCATCCCGACCACAGTCGTTGAGCATATTACCGATGATGCGAGCATTGGTTCCACACGAGATGCCGTACTGACCACAAGTGTGTATGTAGTTATTCATTACGGCAATCTGTGCCCCACACCTAATGCCGTGGCGTGATACTGTGTTGAATATCTTATTATCTGCCATCGTCCCGCCAGTGCTGCCACCACTGAAGATCCCTATATCCCCACACGACTCAAGATGGTTGCCGGAATAGGTGAAGTATTCGCTTGATGTATCATCGATTCCATCGTCACTTGGATCGTAAATAAAGCACCTTGTAATCTGCACGTTGCGTGTCGATGTGTGCTTAATGGACACACCATCATTGTCTGAGCCAAGTAACTGACAAAGGTCGACGACTACATTACTTACCTGTGGGACAATACTGATTTGATCAAATGCGGTCCCCCCGGCTGGGTCAGACTGGATTGTAAATGATTTAAGCAGAACCTCTGACCCGTCAACATCTATGACACTATCAGTCTGCTGCTGCCCCGTACTGTCCAGAATCGTACCCCAACCCGCGCCGACGATCTCAATGTTGTTGCTGACGTTGATGCCGCCCGCCGCCATGACGTAGGTGCCCCGCGTCAGGTTGATACGCCCAGCCCCGTACGTGCTGGACAGCGTATCAATCGCGCCCTGTATCGCCGCGCTCGTCAGCGTCATAACGTTCGTGTAGGCGAGGTCGGTTCCGGCAAGACCGCCAGCGTTGTTGTCCACGTAGGCCTTGACCGCTTTCTCCGTGGGAACCGCATTGTCGCTGTCCCCAGCAAGGGTTCCATCTATGGAGATCTCGTTGGCAGTCGTGCCGGAAGTGAGCCCGAGCACCTTGATCGTGGTGTTGCCGGAAGCCCCGTCCACCTTGAACGCATCGTCCACACCCATGTCGATCTCGAAGTCCTGATCCCCTCCGTTCCCCCAGATCACCTTGTCCTGCGTCCCGTCCTCGGTAATAGTGAGGAAGCCGACGTTGCCGATGTCCATTGAGAACTGGTCGTCCTCGAACTGCATGAACGTATCGGAATCCCCCAGGTGCCCTATCTTGTACGAGACCCACAGGTTGCCGGCATTCGTCTGTACCCCGTACACGGTAAGGTTGGTGGTGCTGGCTACATCGAACGACTGGGTCGTCCCGCCGTCGTAGGTGTTGTTCTGGTCCGTCCTGACAACGACCCCTCCCGCCGCGGCATCATCAAGCCGTAGCTTGTTCAATACAGGATCGAACTTCAGCGTCGAAGCGGCCATTACCGAACAAGGGAGCAAGAGTCCCAAGATCCAAGGAAGTAGTTTCTTCATTTTCATATCTCCTGATGTCCTTCCAAATTACCTGGGGCAGGCGACGTAGGTGGCCGTGGCCCTGTCTGTCCAGCTTGTGATTGACATTGAGCGCGTCCAGACATTCGCGGAGAAGGCCAGCCTCTCAATGTAGACGTTCCCGTCCCCGGATCTCCATCGCTTATAGTAAGTCGTGCCGAGACCGCCGGAGTTATCAATCTGGTAGGGCGGAGTGGCGTATGCGATCGGTCCTCTCGTCACCGTGTCAAGGAGGGATGGATTCGAGATCAGCTTTCGCTGGGCTCCAGTAGTATTGACCTCATAATCCAGGCCCACTACTATCGTGACCAGGCCCAGGGCCATGATCACGAACAGGATTGACTTCTTCTTGCTATCGTTCATCACGCAGCTCCTTCTTCTTCTTTCTTTCCGGTCTCTTCGACCATTTCCTCTTCTTCGGCTTTTTGTCTTTCAAACTCTTCCTGGTCCTCCCGGGCCTGGGCGTCTTCCTCCTCTATCTGCTTGTCGGCGGCCTCGAGCATCTCGTTAACGATGTCCGGCTCGTAGCCCATGACCTCCGTCAGGAAATGGAAGCGGGTCATCACTCCCTCAATCCCCGGGGTGGCCGCGTACTTGGCCAGAGCCTCGGTGATGTTCTTCTTCACGATGGAGGCCTTCTCCTCGTCCAGCTCGCTCATGGCGGGCCATACGATGTCATACCCTTCCTTGCCGGGGGCGGAGAGAACCTTCAGCTCCACGAGCCTGTTGATGACGGCCCGCAGGATGGACTGCTCCGCGAAGGACTCCCTTCTCTCCATGACCCTGGCGTTCCAGTTGTTCGAGTCCTGGGAGGAGGCCAGCTCGCCCCTCTCGCTTCCGGTCAGGATCCTCTGGGGGATCCCCGTCCCCGCGGAGACCAGCTGGAACTGCACCTCCACCGCTTCCTTCGGGGAGGAGACCTGGGGGGACAGCTCCTTGATGTTGATCCCCTGCAGCCTCATGTACCTGGAGAGGCCGTGGATGTAGTCCTCGATCTCGTCCTCCATGTCGCTCTCGGAGGGGGCCGTCGCTTCCGGGTCTATCTCGAACCCGAAGCCGGGGAAGGCACCGCGCCAGAACATCTCGGCGGAGCCTCCTGAAAGCATCTCCAAGTCCTGGAGCCTGTTGTAGACGCACTCCATCCTCGGGGTCCCGTAGACGTCCGAGGTCAGGGCTCCGTCCGCCACGTGGATGATCCTGGACCAGTGGCAGTCGAAGGAGTTCGACATCGTCGTGGCCTTCTGCTCCCCAGGGTTCCCAGCGTTGCGGTTTGAACTCTGCTCCGTATCCGGGATGATGTTGTAAATCTCTGGGAGGCCGTAGCGTGCGTCGGTCTTCTTGGTGGTCTTCTGCTTGATCTCCGCGTGGTTCTCGTCGTAGGGCTGGACGTACATCAGCTGCAGGTTCCTCCCCGGCTTGACCGGCTTGGAGAAGTCCTCCCCGTCGTTGAAGCCGAGGAGCAGGACCCCGTACCGGCCTATGCCGGCGATCTTGTCGGTCCTGTGCATGTAGTGGTAGAGGTTGATCCTGGCCAGCAGCTCCCTCCACTCCTTCTCGAGCGGAGTGTCGTCGTCTCCCTTGTCTTCCTGGAGGACGGGGGTCCCGGACCAGGTCGCGTCGGGGTAGGCGTTGACCACCCGCTTGGCCACGTCCTGTCTGGTGTAACGTCCCTTGTATCGGTCGAAGGTAATGTTGGCAGGATAGCCCAGGGCCGTGTAGAGGTCCCTGTCGCTGCCGTAGGACTGCCCGAGCTTCTGGGCCAGGTTCGCCCTGGACGTGATCACTGAGGAGAGGGCCTTGAGGACCTCCTGCTGGTTGGCCTTCATTCCTTTTTGGTGCTTGGTCCTCATTCAACTACCCTCACTTTCAAAACCTCGAATTGATCCTTGTGGGTGTCCGGGATCTGGGTCTGGAGGAAGACCTCCGCCTCTGCCCGGGTCTTGTGGAAGAAGCCCCAGAAGGATTCCGTCTTTGGCCGCCAGAAGACGAAGTACTCCCTGCCGAGGGCGGGGTGGATCTCTTCCTTTGTCTCAATCGCGGTGTCTTCAGGAAAGCCCATGATAGTTCTCCAGCTTAAACTCCATGTGAGTAGCTCCCCCCGTCGTCCAGAACGGCCCGGAAGGGCTCCAGGGAGGATAAGGGGTAAAAGGGTAAGGGTCCGGGAAGGTCGGGGCTTCTGGGGCCGTATAGACCCCTTGCTGGGCGTAGCAGGGGCAGGTCTCCAGCCAGGGGGCGTTGACCCTTCCGCATTCTTCGCATTTCCATCCGCTTTGCATATCTACTCCTGCAGTATCCAAGATTCCAGGTAGATGCCGGCACTGTCCTCGGCGATGGCCTTGGGAGCGCTGGTGTCCGTCTTGTCCAGCCTGCCGGACGAGGACTCCTGGCCAAGCAGTCGGAGGAAGGCGTACTCGGTCCCGCCATAGTCCGCCCCGATCCTGACGTAGGCCCCGCCGCTGGCCTCGGTGTTCCTCATGAAGTAAAGGCCCACGACCGAGACGTCGCCAAGGTCGATGGCCTCCCAGGACCCGCCGATATGCTGGACCACGTAGCATCCGCCCTGGCTGGTCTGGGTTATGGAGACGTTCCCCGTGCTCCTCTTGAACTTCTCCCCTGTCGTGGAGTTGTTGATCTCCAGCTTGAAGTTTTGCGTTAGTTCTCCGGCCATGTCTCTATCTCCCCACCCAGTGGTTCTTCAGTTTGTAGACTCGTTTCTTTTTCCTGGTCCCCATCTCGCTCCTGGGAGTGCCCCAGACGCCGGCAACCTTCTTCTTCACGTTCATGGCGTTGAAGGCCCCGCTGGTGGCATCTGCCTGGTCCTTGAAGTCCGAGTTGGGAAAGATCCTGAGTTCGTCGACATAGAGCTGGTTCCAGGGACCGCGGAGGATGCCGACCTTCCCGATGCCCACCTGGGCCGCGAAGGGCTCCATCCTCAGCTCCTTGGACTTGCTGACCTTCTCCTTGTGGACCGAGAAGCCTGTCAGGTTCCTCACAGTGGCCTCCGCGGACTCCTTGCCCGCCCCGCCTTCCTCCTCGATCCAGATCCTCACGTCGACGTCCCTGCTCCCCTTCATGGACCTGTAGTTGGCCCTGTCCGATTCCGCCGTCTGCCGGATCCTGGCTTCCCTGGAGGCGACTCCCCACTGGCCGGCAACGCAGTCGACGACCATCCAGTCCACGGGGCAGTCCTCCCTCATCTTGTAAAGCTTGACCCCCGCCGTCCTGCAGCCCCCGCCCTGGGTGTAGGCCTTGTCCCAGTAGCGGACGGCCTCCATGACAAGGCCCGGGTTGAAGAAGAGGTCCCCGTGCTCCATGGTGTCGTCGGGGTTCTGGGTGAAGTACACCAGCTTGTCGACCTTGACCATTCCTCCTCCCCTGGGCGTGGGCCTCTGCTGCATCTGCCCCGCCGCTCCCCACTGGCCAAGCGAATCCTCTATCTCCTTCTGGATGTCCTCCGGGAACCTGTCAGGCCAGAGAAGATCCCCCTCCTCGGTCCTGGGGTCCTCGAAGTCCAGGGTGGTCCTGGTTCTCTCCTTGACCTCGTACCTGGCGGGGATGCAGAGATGCACCCATCGCTTCTTGGTGTCCTTCTTCAGGATGTGGCCGGAGAGGTCCTCCCCGTGGAGGCGCTGCATGATCACGACGAAATTGCCCTTGGCGGAATGGAGCCTGGTCGACATGGTAAGGTCCCACCAGACCTCAGTGACGAACTTCCTGTCCGTGTCGGAGAGGGCCTTCTGGACGTCGTGGGGGTCGTCGACCACGATCGTGTCTCCCCCGTCCCCCGTGCTCATGCCCCGGACCGTGGAGCACTTCCTTCTCCCGCCCTTGTTGTTGACCAGGTTCTTCGTGGCGTCCTTGACCAGATCGAACCCGGGCTGGAAGATGTCCATCAATTCCTGGTACTCGGGGGAGTCCAGGATCTGCTTGAACTTCTCCGCGTCCCGGACAACCAGGTCGTCGGAGTAGGAGGTATGGAAGAAACGGTGGGAGGGATCCCTCAGCCAGACCCAGGCGGGCCAGAAGACATTCGTAATGGTGGACTTGCTTCCCTTCGGCGGGATGTTGACCAGCAGCCGGTGGAGGTCCCCGTTGGTCACGGCCTCCAGGTGGTCGGCGATGTCGTGGTGATGCCAGTTGATCTGCAGGGGCTCGGTTTCCACCTTGTCCCAGAACAAAGCGATGAACTCGATGAGGCTCTGGTAGGCCAGGACCTGGTCGAGTTCCTCTTCTGTCGGGATCCAGTCCTCTTTAGTTTGAGGAGGTGGTGCTATGGAGCAGGTTGCGGAATCGTTCAATTTCTTTCCTCGGCAGTTGCTTGGCGGCCTTGACGACATGCTCGTGGCGATGGTTCACGGTCGAAGTGGATTCTACGACCTGCCTCTGGACGTTCTTCCAAAGATCTGACTTCCTGTTCTGGAGCCAGAAGAAAATTGATGTGGGATCGGGGTGTTTCTTTTTATGTGTAATAGATACTTTCTCGCCCTTGACCAAAACAGTAGTTGCGGTGAGCTTTGTTTTGATTTTGGTATCGGATGACTTTCCCTTCTTTGCTTTCTTGTTTGAGGAAGGATTTTTAGCCCTATTATTATTATTATATATATATAGGGGATTTTCCTCTTCCCGTTTCCCGTTTATCAACACGTCGCCGGGAAGCAAACCGGACACGATGATTCCGTCGTCGTTGATGTGTACTTTTCTCTCGGTGCAGCGGACGACCTGGCCGTTGATTTCAAGCTCGATGAATTCCCTCTTCACTTCGTCCCATTCGTCGCCGAGGCAGCACTCCCTCAGCGCGTTGGTGATCGGTCCGCAATCGTACTCCATCACACCTTCGTTGATGGCTGCTTTCAGCTCGGGGTGTTCCCTCTTCCAGACGATCAGGGTGGCGGTAGAAATTTCGAGGGCCTTGGAAAGTTCTTTGTGGGTGTCGCCGAAGTGTCTTGCGCATTGCTTGGCGACGAGGGGATGGACCGCGGGGTTGTAGAGAGAAGGACGTCCGCCTGGGTCCTTCCCGTTTCCGTTTTTGTGCTTCGTCCTGGCCAAGTTGAAAGCTCCTTTAAAACTGACCCCATTATAGAGTATCCGGGGTCCTGGGTATATGTGGGGCTGAAAATACTTCTCAAAAAGGGCGTTTTTATTAGGCTTTTAGGGGTGTTTATTTTTATTCATTTTTTTATTTACCTAAAGGGGGGATTCCTTTAGAATTTGAGTATGGTAAGGTTAGGATATAGTAAGGATGAGGGAACGAAGAAGGAGGAGGAAGGTATGAAGACAGCATCCCAAGTAACAGCATCAAATCGGATCAGCGACATCAATGATGAGTGCCGCAAGCTCCGCGAGCGATACGAGAGGGAGCCACGCCACTCCACCAAACACACGCGACTTGCGACTCGCCTGCACAATCTTCACCACGAGAAAGAAATGCTTGAAATTATTGTGAACAGCTAACAAGAGGAGGAGAGAGGATGAAGAAAGGTGACACAGTAGTTCGAGTCAATGTCTGGAGCTGTAGTGCTCTTTACGAAGAAGATGGTGAGCTTTCTGTTTACATCACCAAGCCGATGATTCTTCAATCCTTCGGCAAGTCCCAGGGAACGGCGACGATAGAAGAGGATGGCAAATTCATCCGGAGGCAGCTATGGGCCAGGGAAGAGGGGGTTGATCTTTTCCTGGTAGACGATGAAGAGGGAATCGCCGGTGCCGTGGAAAGACAGAAGGAGTATTTGCTCAAGCGAGTGGCCCGGCATATTACAATCGACGAGGATTGGCTGGAGAAGTATCCGAAGGCTAAGGAGGAACTCAAAGACAAGATGCGGAAGAGCATCAAGCGATTGACCGAGCATTTAGAAACCCCGAACATCAAGCTCATAGACCGCCGCAAAGAGGAGGAGAGAGGATGATCAAGCTCAAACGCAACGCACTGGCAAAGCAGAACAAGCTAAGGAGAGCGGGGATCCTTGCCAAGCTCGAGAAGATCGGGAGCATTGGGTATATCTTGAGAGAGGCCGGGATTGCCAAAGGGCAGACGGAACCGCGAATCTGGAACAACGTCTAGGAGGAGGATAGAATGGCAGCACGACTCACACTGAAGAAGATCTCCGAAGCCTGTGCCAAGGCTCTTAACGAGCCGGACCTGGTGCTCAACAGGGGCAACGGATACTTCTTCTTCTCTGGTGGGTCGTCGGCTGGTTGGCAGCAGTCCGGAGTCTACGGGGCCTGCCAGTTAAACCAAATGGATCTTGATGGCTGGGTGGCTGAAGCCCTCTGGCTGAGCAAAAAAGAGGAGGAGCCCGACACAAAAGCAGAACTGACCAAAACCACGAACCGATCAGAGGATCATCCGCAAGGAGAAGAACAATAATGAAAATCAAAGCTATAGAGATCAAGGAAGTCCGCAAGAATGGATGGAACGATGAAGTGTCCGCCGTCCTCGCCGTACAGCTCAACGAGGATGCCGTCACGGACGTGCGCTTCGTCTACAACAGCAAGGATGAAAGCTTTACCCATACGTTCAACGACAGGGAGGTGTCCCAGAAGATCGAAGCTGCCCAGGCGCTGGGGTTCTCCATTGACATTGACTCCCTCTGGCACGAGAAGAAGGACGAGGTCTTGCAGGCCCTTGAAAAGCAGGAGCAGGAACGGAAAGAGGCGGAAGAGCTTCGCCGAAAAGCAGAGAAGGAAAGGGACGCAGAGAACGCCCGGAAGCTTGTCGACAGGATCAAGCCGGTCATTGATGCCAAGTATACGGGGGTTTCTGTTTCTTCAAGCACCGGCCAGGGCTTTACCCTTGCGAACAAGGGCAGCAGCATAACCGTCTACCTGGAAGGTGGGGGCAAGTGGGTCGTAGACGAACGGCGGAGGATCTATCCTACCGGCGGACGTCCCTATCTTGTAGGCGATGTGACCCGGAGGAAGGACCCCACTAACAAGGACCTGATCGCAGCTGCCATAAGGAAGCTGGAGGCTGCTATCAAGAGGGCAGCGGAGGAGGCCAACGGCAAGTTGCTGAAGAGCCTGGTGGAAGAGCTGAAGACTTCCAAGCCGAACAAGCTGAAGGATTGGAAGTTCAACTATGAGTGCACGTCGGCCACGAAGACAGAAAAGGATATCACCACGGTCCTTACACTGAAAGCTATCGATGGCAAGGCTAGGATCGTCAGCAGGAAGATCACCAAGGTCGAGACAGTCAACGAAGAGCTTTAACAGACACCAGACAAAAGAGGAGGAGAGAAGATGAACCAGAAAGTTGAAACAGTCGTCCACCAAAACTACGAACTCTACAACCCCGAGACAGAGGAGCTGGAGTCCGGTTCCATCTGGATGAGTTCTCTTGAGGCCGGGAGGAAGAACAAGCAGCTGCGGAAGAACGGGGAGCCCCAGCGCTGGATCGCCCAAGGGGCCGTCTCCTGTCCTGAAGAGGAAGATGAGCCCGCCCCCGACCACGAGAGGGAGCTGGAGGCCGCGGCGATTAAGGGGGGGAGCCTTCCTGTAATTGATCCCTGTACGAGGATTGTTCTCATCGAGAAAGATATAGGAGGCCCTGCCAATGGGTATGTCTCCTCCCGTGTAGGGCATGTCCTAGAAGACAGGGGGGAATGGATCCGATTCGTGCTCCATCAAGAGGGACAGGAAATTCGGGAGGTCTCCAGCAACCTCTGCCAGATGATACATGGTGTCCTGGTCGCTGTCTTCTTCTACGAGTGGAACGAAGAGGAGGGGTTATCGAATGCCTAGAACCAAGCACATCAGGACGAAGGGCTTCCGGCCGGGGGACCTCCTCTGGAAGGGGGCGGGGACGAAGAGGGTCCTCGTCCTCGACGACAGGATGCCGGCCATGAAGGAGACCGTCTACAGGGTCTGCCCCCTCGGTTTCACGGGCAACCAGAAGCTGGTCACGCCCGAGGAGCTGGAGGTCCTCGGCTACTGGAAGTGCGGGAGGAAGAACGAGGTCGAGGAGAGCCTAGAGAGGGGCAGGAAGCGAAAGAAGAAGAAGGTCTACGGGGTAGACAAGGCCCAGGACAAGATCAACAGGCTGAAGAAGAGGTTCAACCGTCACAAGAGGAGGAAGGGCAGATGAAGGGAAAAATATCTTGTACTAGCTGTGGAAGAGAAGCAGTAAGGAGATCAAAGTCTTGGAGAACCTGTCAAGATTGTGGAAGGGATGTTTGTAGTACTTGCTGTCCTCCTTACTACAAGAGAAACATCCGGTGTATCGAATGTCGGCAAAAATATATCCTATATCGAACAACGGAAAGAAAGAAGCAAGAGGCTCGAGAGGAGAGGGAGAGAAACAGATTTACGCGTGCAAAATGTAGCAAGAAGAAACACTCAAGCCGGTTCCAAGATAAGGAGAATCCAATCATTTGCAGAGAGTGCGAAAAAAAAGAACAACAAGAAAGATGGGAACAAAGAAAGAAAGGCCTTATTGCAGTTCAGTATGGAAAGCACCCTGTTCCGAAAGAGGATAGTAACTACGGATATACTTATTACTGCGATGAGGAAGTAAGTCTAGGCGATCAAGTCCTTGTTCCAGGAACAGTCGTAAGTGGAAACGAACCACAAGTGGCCACCGTCGTTTCCACTCATTCAAGGTATGCTGGACGGGTAGCATCCGTCCTTCGAATAGTTAAGAGAGCAAAGGCAAGTTAACACAAGGAGAAGCAGGTGAGCAAGAGCAGGAACAGGAACGGGGAAACCCAGGACAGGCAGACGACCTTCGGCATAGGGAAGGTCTCCGTCCGTCTGAAGAACAAGTTCGTCGGCCGCTGCAAGGCAAACGGGATCTGGGTCCGGGAAGGATTCGAGGCCCTCTGCCGCAGCGACGAGGCGATGGCCTTCCTGTTCGAGAAAGCCATATTCGAGGACCAGGAAATCAAGAAGCGAAAGAGGAGGGAGCAGCTTGAGAACTCAAAGGAAGTTTGACGACTGGAAGGGAATGGTGGTGAGCCGGAGCCTGGCCTGGAGCCAGAAGACCGGGGTCCCGATGGAGGAGTTGATCAGCGAGGCGATGGCTGCCTACATGCAGGCCTGCAGGTCCTACGACCCGTCCCGCTCCACCTTCTCCACGTGGCTCTGGAGGTCCCTGGACTGGAGCCTGGCCTCCTTCTGCTTCTCCTCGGACAGGCTCCTCTTCGTGGAGGAGAAGGACCTTGCCGGGATCGTGGACGAGCATCCTGGTCCCGCGGAGCATGTCTCCTTCCGGGACCTGCTGCTCTCCCTATCGGAGGAGGCAAAGGAAGTGGCGTGGGTGATCCTCTCCGGCCCTCTGGAGATCATGGGACTGGACCTGGACCTGCCGGCAAAGAGCATCAGGGGGAGGCTGAAGGGGTTCCTCCGGATGCAGGGATGGCAGCACAAGCAGATCGACGGGGCGTTCAAGGAAATCGAACAGGCACTGGAGGTGGCATGATGCGAGGCAAGAGAGCGAGAGAACTGAGAAGGATAGCCGCGAAGCTGTCGGAGGGAGAGAAGAACTCCCTGATGGTCGCGGAGAAGAACGTCTACGAACCCTCCCTGAAGAAGACGGTCAAGAGGAGGATCTATTTCTGGGAGGGGCCGAGGGCTCTTTACCGGAGGATGAAGAGGGCCTGGACAAGGAGGATGGCATGAACCAGAAGAAGACCTGGATAGACGACAGCAGGGCCGTGGAAGCTGGTCTGACGATCCTTGCCCTCCTTTGCTGGGCGCTGGTCTGGTGGCTGGCGGGAGGTGTGGGATGAGTGACAAGTTGAAACCGTGTCCGTGTTGTGGTGCCGATGCCGAGACGAGGGAGTTCCCGTGTCATGGTGTCAATGATCAGGGTGGCGAGGTGTATTGTACCGAGTGCTGTATGGCTTCAGAGAATTACGGGTTGGCGGGTCAACCTCATTCTGGGCTGGACTACGCCACGATGTGCTGGAACAGCCGCGCCGATGCCGACCTGACCGCCAAGCTGGAGGCGGCTACCGAAGCAAATGCAAGGATTGTGCGAGGCCAATTTGCACAGATATGTTCAGCCTGTGGCTACGAAGTGCCAGCAGGAGAATCATCGTGGGAAACGCTTCAAGCCCATGTAGAAACTTGCGAGAAGCATCCGGTCTATAAACTGATCGCCGAGAACAAGCGGCTGCGGGAGGCGTTGGAGTGGGTGGTAAAGGATATGTGCTACAAAGCCCCCGAGCAGTTATGCCCAGCGTTGATTGAACGATGGTATAATCATCTTCAGCAAGCCCTGACCGGACAGCAGGAAGATCAGGAAGCAACAGAACATGGAGGATCGGAATGAAGCTGTGGCTGCTGTCGTTAATCTGTTTTGTGCGTGGTCATAAGACTGAAAATCCATATCTGTGGTACTGTAGTCGGTGCGGAAAATTTGTGGATAGATCACGTAGCCCGACAGAATCGGAGGTATCGTGAAATGTGATAAATGTAAGAAAGAGACTAACGGGCGAATCGTGACAGACGAAGGTGCATCTCTTTGCCCCGATTGTTTTCTTGCAGCCGTGAAGAAGGAGGTAAAGAAATCCTCACAACTTGCGACAGAACGCAGCGAAAACCAACTATCACAATGACAGCAAATGATAGACGATTGATACCGACATGTACGTCTACAGTAAGTGGACATAATTGACAGTTTATGGCAACGTAACGGGGGGCAAACCCATGACCATACACTTCATCGTCGGGCCTGCGGGTAGTGGCAAGTCCACATACAGGCGCAACACGTTCCCAGACCTGCCGTACTGCGATATATGGGACTACCAGGCCGACTGCGAACCGACGCCGCACGACATCATTCGCTCGTACGTGCGGCATCGGCGCGACTGCATCATCATGGCCGAACGTGGGGCCGAGATGGTGATCGAACACACGATGCTACGCGCCCAACGCAGAGCATATTACATCAACAAACTAAGGCAGC